GTTTAAAAATGACAACGTACACCGCTGGCCAACAAATCGAACGGGCGCTTAGACTTCTCGGTGTGCTTGCTGAAGGTGAGACGCCCTCTGCGGCTACGTCACAAGACGCCTTGATGGCGTTCAATCAGATGATTGATTCGTGGAACACAGAGCGCTTAGCCGTGTTTTGCACACAAGATCAAGTCTTCACATGGCCCGCAGGCTTAATTAGCCGCACCCTTGGCCCAACTGGTGACTTTGTTGGCCTTCGCCCCATTTTGCTTGACGATGCTACATACTTTAAAGCAAACAACGGCGTGTCTTATGGCATCAAAATGATTAACCAACAGCAGTACAACGGTATTGCTGTTAAGACCGTAACGTCCACCTACCCACAAGTTATGTGGGTCAACATGACGTTTCCTGATATTGAGATATATCTCTATCCAAGGCCAACGCAAGACTTGGAATTTCACTTTGTATCGGTTGAAGAACTAAACCGCCCCGCCACGCTGTCCACGATTTTGTATTACCCACCAGGCTATCTGCGTGCGTTTACATACAACTTGGCCATGGAGTTTGCTCCTGAGTTTGGCGTTGAGCCAAGCCCACAAGTGCAGCGCATTGCGATGACTTCTAAGCGTGACTTGAAGCGCATCAACAACCCTGATGATGTGATGGCACTGCCTTACGCATTGGTGGCCAACCGCCAGCGTTTCAACATCTATGCCGGTAACTACTAATGAAGACGCCGATTCTTGGCTCTACTTATGTAGCGCGGTCTGTCAATGCGGCAGACGCTCGGATGGTCAATCTTTTTCCAGAGATCGTCCCAGAGGCCGGTAAAGAGCCTGCGTTCCTGAACCGCGCGCCTGGCCTCAAACTACTCAACACCATTGGCAACGGCCCTGTCCGTGGCCTGTGGGCGTTCTCGTCCAGCGACAGCACGGCTTTTGTTGTTTCTGGCACACAGCTTTACAAGATCACCACATCGTATGTCGCCACGCTAATTGGCACGGTGGCCGGTACTGGCCCTGTCAGTTTGGCTGACAACGGCACGCAGTTGTTCATTGCGGCCAATGGCCCCAGCTACATCTATAACAACACGACAAACGCCTTTGGCCAGATCACCGATCCTGACTTCCCAGGCGCTGTGACTGTCTGCTATCTGGACGGCTACTTTGTGTTCAACGAGCCAAACAGCCAAAAGCTGTGGATCACTGCACTGCTAGACGGCACATCCATTGACCCACTTGAGTTTGCCAGCACTGAAGGCTCGCCTGACGGCTTGGTGGCCGTAGCAGCCAACTTCCGCGAGGTCTGGGCCTTTGGCACTAACTCGATTGAAGTTTGGTATGACTCTGGCGCGACAGACTTCCCCTTACAACGCATCCAAGGCGCTTTTAACGAGTTGGGCTGCGCTGCCCCTTACTCTGTAGCCAAGATGGACAACGGCCTGTTCTGGCTTGGCCGTGACCGCCGTGGTGAGGGTATTGTCTACCGCGCCAACGGCTACACCGGCGTTCGCATTTCTACACACGCTGTTGAGTGGCAAATCCAACAATACGATGATATATCGGACGCTATTGCGTACACATATCAGCAAGACGGCCACAGCTTTTATGTACTGGTTTTCCCTAGTGCTAACACCACTTGGGTCTATGATGCGGCCACACAAGCCTGGCATGAGCGTGCAGGGTTTACTGACGGCAACTTTACACGCCACCGTGGCAATTGCCAAATGGCGTTCAACAACAAGGTTGTCATTGGCGACTTTGAAAACGGCAACATCTACGCCTTTGATCTGGATGACTTCAGCGACAACGGAGGCATTCAAAAGTGGTTACGCACATGGCGCGCGCTACCAACTGGCCAGAACAATCTGCGCCGTACAGCCCAGCACACACTGCAACTTGATTGCGAATCTGGCGTTGGCCTGAACCTTGGCCAAGGCAGTGACCCTCAAGTCATGCTGCGCTTCTCAGACGATGGCGGTCATACGTGGTCTAACGAACATTGGAAGTCCATGGGCAAGATTGGCGAGTATTACAAGCGCGTGATGTGGCGTAGGCTTGGCATGACAACTAAGTTGCGTGACCGTGTTTATGAAGTGTCTGGCACTGACCCTGTGAAAATTGCAATCATGGGCGCAGAACTAATTCTGAGTCCAACGAATGCCTAGCCCTAACGCTACGCCAACGCCGATCACGCCACCGCGAGTGCCGCTGATTGACCCTCGCACGGGTTTGATTGACCGTGCGTGGTATTTGTTCTTTCTATCGTTACAAGACATAGCGACTTCCGTGGTTGAAGATGTTGATCTGGCCACTGATTCCATATCCCTGCTCGCGTCTTACGATGCGGCTTTGCTTTTGGTCAATCAAGAGTTGCAGACCCTGCCGCCAGTAGTCACCTTACCAGTTCCTGACGTATTAACTGACTGTTGCTCTGCCTTAGAGTCTCAAGTGGCCGAGATGCAAAAGCAGATCGAGGCGTTGCAAGTTCAGCCCATTGTTGACACTGCGGCTATCACTGCCGCTATTAACGCCGCATCATCAGCGCCTGTTACCAAGACCGCTGACTTTACGGTAGCTGACAATGAGACTTGGATTATTAACAATAAGTCAGGCTCGACTTGTACGGTAACTTTGCCCACAGCAAGCGCATGGACGGGCCGAGAACTTACTTTTAAGAATTTGCAGGCTCAGACCTTGGTGTCTGCATCTAGCAATGTTGTGTTGATTGACGGCACAGTCGCTGGCACAGCAATCCTCTTGGCAGTTGTAGGAAATTGGGCGACAATGGTGTCTGACGGCACTAATTGGGTCATCATGCAACAAGCCGCTAACAATTGCCTCTTATTGGAGTAAACCATGACAGTCACCGTCAAAGTCCTCGTACCGGCTAAATTTGCCGAAAATGCTCAAACAACCCAGTACACAGCGACTGGCGTTACAGCCATCATTGACAAGTTCACAGCGACTAACATCAGCGCATCTGCCGCTACGATCAGCGTAAACTTAGTTACTGTTGCTGGCTCTGCGGGTAACACCAACTTGATCACCAAGACCAAGACCTTGCAAGCGTCTGAGGTCTATACGTTCCCTGAACTGGTTGGTCAAGTGCTTGGCGTGGGCGACTTTATCAGTACAATTGCAGGCACAGCCAGCGCAATCAACATTCGCGTTTCTGGGCGTGAGGTGACCTAATGACAACTCAATTGGTAGATGATCGTGAGACAGCGCTTCGCGTTGGTTACGAAGCTACCGATTGGAACGCACCAATGGTTTTTGAAGATTATTGTGCGGCGGTAAAAGATTGGACAGTTAAGGCCATTAAACGTGACGATAGCGTTATCGGCGCGGTGTATCGAAAAGATGATGAGTTACATGTTTCCATTCTCCCTGAATGGCGGCGCGTTTGGGTTACAAAAGGTTTGCTAAGACAACTTTTTAGCGGGCCAAAAGTAACTACAAAAGTTACGCATGGGCATGATTACATGTACGATATATTGAAACGGCTTGGGTTTAAAGAATCTGATGGCGGTATGCTAGTCAAGGAGAACTGAAATGGGTATTGAAACAGCAATTATTGGTAGCGCCATATTAGGTGCAGCTTCGTCAAGAAGCGCAGCTAAAACACAAGCCGGTGCAGCCGAAAGAGCCGCAGAAACGCAAAAAGACGTTGTTGATCAGCAAGTTGCGTTGCAACGCGAAATGTTTGAGAAAACCCGCGAAGACCAAGCGCCTTATCGCACGGCTGGTTATAACGCATTAGCTGAGATGCAACGCACCGCTGGCAACGTGCCTGCCGCGTTTAAGTTTGGTGCAGGCGATTATCAAGCAGACCCAGGCTATGCTTTCCGTTTAGCTGAAGGCCAGAAGGCGCTTGATCGTCAAGCAGCGGCTCGTGGCGGCTTGATCTCTGGCGGCGCATTAAGAGCAGCGCAACGCTACGGTCAAGAGATGGGATCGCAAGAGTTTGGCAACGCATACAACCGTGCATTGACTGGCTACAACACTGATGTGGCGCGTGAGAACCAGTTGTACAACCGTCAAGCAGCTTTGTCTGGTATCGGTCAAACTGCCACTAATTTAGTTGGCCAAGCTGGTCAGAACTACGCAACTAGCGCTGGTAACGCGCTAGGCTCCTACGGCACAAATGTGGGCAACTTAATGACTGGTGCTGGGGCAGCTCAAGCGGCTGGACAAGTTGGCATGGCCAATGCACTTACTGGCGGTTTAGGTACGTACTTAAATTACAGCCAAGGCAATGCGTTGCTTAACGCATTAAGAAATCAAAATATGCAAATGGTAAATACTGGTGGTTATTCTAATGTGCCATCGTATATGGTTCAACCACCTGGAGGAATTTGATTATGGCACTTAACCCAAACATCGCTCTTGGCGTTAGGCCACTTGAGGTTCCTAATCAATTGGCGCAGTATGGCCAAGTTCAACAACTTATGGCCGCGCGCGACGCGCAACAATTGAACGCCCTTAAAATGCAAGAAGCACAATCGGCGATGGAAGAACGTAACGCATTGCGCCGTTTGAACCCTTCTGCGCCAGATTACGAAGAGCAACTTTTTAAAGTTAGCCCTCAACTGGGTATTAACTATCGCAAAGAACGAGCCACTACTGAAGCTCAAGAAGCGGCGCGTAAAAAGTCTGAGTTTGATTTAACAGCCGCAAGACGTAAGTTTGGCGACGATCTAAAACGTAATCTGTCGGCCAACCCATCGGATGAAAATGTGGTTGCTTGGGGTCAAGATGCGGTGCTTCAGGGCATTTACACTGAAGATCAAGTTGCGGCTACTGTCCAGCAATTATTGACAATTCCTCCTCAGCAACGCGCAAGCATATTGTCGCGAGCAGGCGCTAGCGCTAGTGAATTAAAACCCTCAACGCAAACAATTAACCGTGGCGGTGCTACGGAACTTGTGCAAGTGCCTGCCTTTGGTGGCGCGCCTGCTACGCTTGGTTCTTACGCCGATGTGCCTTTGCCTGCCAACGTACAAGCGCAAAGGATTGACATTGCACGGCAAAGCCGACCACCGCGCGCCGAGGCAGCACCTCGCACGCAACAAATAACTCTTAGCGATGGCAGCCTTGGCATTGTGAACATGGATACCGGCGTGATTACACCCAGTACCATGGCTGGCGCGCCTGTCAAAGGTAAGCCGTCAGCGTTTGCAGAAAAAACTGCGGCGCAAAAAGTGCAAATGGGTAAAGACCTTGGCTTTGCGATTACACAGTTAAGTGACATCACAAAAGACGGTGGTTTGATTGACCAATCTACCGGCAGCGGCGCTGGCCGACTTGCTGATGTTGGCGCAGGATTTTTTGGTCAAGCAACGCCTGGCGCAATTGCCATCGGAAAGATTGCACCGATTGCAGATTTAGTGCTGAAAATGGTTCCTCGATTTGAAGGCCCGCAATCTGACAAAGACACAGCCTCTTACAAACAAGCCGCTGGTCAATTAGCAGACCCTACGTTGCCAACAGCAATCAGAAAAGAAGCTGGAAAAACTGTTCTTCGTCTAATGCAAGAGCGCAAAAACCAGTTTGCAACTGGCGATATGGCTGCTGAAGGCGCGGGCGGCGGTGGTGGTGTGGATACGTCAAATCCTTTGTTAAAGTAAAGGTTCGACATGGCAAACCTGTCTTCTATCCTTACAGACCCAAATTACGTCAACGCCAACGAAGCTACTAAGCAGGCAATCTTTAACAAATTTTCTGCTCAGGACACAAACTTTACCGGCGCAAACGCAGAAACGCAAAACGCTATACGCCAACGATTTGGTGTAGCCGTTGCCGTACCTAAACTCAGTAGCGACACGGGTATCCCCGCCGAGCGTAAACCGCCTACAACATACGAGCGCGTTCGTGAGTTCATCACGCCTACAGTTGAGATGTTGGGCGCGGCAGGCGGCGGTTTGTTGGGTGCTGGCGCGGGCACTCTTGTAGCGCCTGGTGTTGGTACAGCGACAGGTGCAGTAGGCGGTGCAGGCCTTGGCTACGGCATGGCCAAAGAAGCGCTTAACCTAGCCGACATTTATATCGGCGGTAAAGCCCCACGCCAAGGCGCAGCGCAAGTAGTTGAGCCAGTTCGTAATGTGCTTGAAGGCGCTACCTACGAAGCTGGCGGTCGTCTTATTGGCCCAGCAGTAGGTTATGTAGCCGGTAAAGTTGCAGACTTGCGTCAGATTCCTAAACAAAAGGCAGCGTCTATTGCTCAAAAAGCAATGGGCGAGGACTTACCTCAAGTCGTTAATGCTCTGCGAAACGCGCCTGCTAACGCTAGCGTTGCCGAGCTAACCGCAAAAATTGATAACCCAGCGTGGCAAGCGCTGGTTAAAAACGCGCTAGAAAAAGATCCACAGTTTGTTCGTAAGGCACGACTGTTAGGCGAGCGTGAGTCACGCAACGCTTTAGCCGAATTAGCGGGCGGCGCAACTGCGGCGGATGTGCGCGCAACCAATGAACTGGCTAAGGCAAACTTAAGCACAATCACAACGCCCATGCGCGAATCGTCGCTTAAGCGCGCTAACTTGGGTCAGTACGTTGCTGATGAGGCAGGCGCCCGTGCAGCCAATGACTTGGCCGTGTTGGCTGGCTCAGGCGCTAAGATTGACCCCGCGCAATTTGTTGCTCAGGCGACTGGCGCAGAGAAAGCCTTGCGCTCTGTTGGCATCAAGCCTTTGGAAAGCACATCGCTTATCCAGCGTATTTCTGCAACAGCAGACAACCCCTCGTTTGCTGGTAACGATCTGATCAGCGGCGCGGTTAAGAACGTGGCTGACGACATCGCCAAGTGGACTGGCCAAGGCGGCGTCATTGACGCCAACGCTTTAGAAGCTATCCGTAAGAATTCTGTCAACGCCGCTATTGCCCAACTGCGCCCAGGTGCAGACGCAACAGCCCAGCGCAATCTGGCCTCTGGCGTGTTGGCCAAGATCAAGCCCGCCATCGACGACGCAATTGAAGGTGCGGGTGGTGCTGGTTGGCGCGACTATCTGACAACACATGCCAAGGGCATGCGTAACATTGCCGAGAAGAAGTTGACTGGCGAAGCCGCGCAGTTGTGGAAAACCGACAAAGACGCGTTTGTTCGTTTGGTGCAAAATGAATCGCCAGACGCTGTTGAAAAAGTCCTCGGCACTGGCAGTTACAACATTGCTAAGGAACTAAGCGACAACACTATGTCGGTCTTGCAAAAGCAAGCTGAGAAAAGATTAACTGAACTTGCGATTAAAGAACAAGTAACCGAAGGCGGCGCGGCGTTGGCGCAATTGCTTAAGCAAGAGACTTCACGGTTCCGCTTCCCTTCGCTTTTAAACTTTTGGGCGTCTGCTGGTAATAAAACACTTAGCGAATTGGAACAGCGCATTGGCGCTAAAACCATGGCCCAGCTAACGCAAGCCATGAAAACGCCGCAAGGCGCTGCCGATTTACTAGAGACGCTGCCTGCCGCTGAACGTAATCGTGTGTTTAACTTGATGACTAAACCGCAAACTTGGAAGCCAGGCACTGCTGCGGCGGCTGGTGTTGCAGTTAAGAACGCGCTTGCGCCTGAAGAAAACCAAAACGCATTGGCTCGATAATGGACACTCAAGTTTTATTCAACATCGCAGTCAGTCTGGCGGGGTTCTTAGGTGGCTGGGTGCTGAACAACATCTACCGATCCTTGGAGCGCCTCGACACGGACGTGCGGGCCATGCCTTTGAACTACGTCACACGCGATGACTACCGCGCCGACATGCGCGACATCAAAGACATGCTCGGCAAGATATTTGACAAACTGGATTCTAAAGTTGACAAATGATCATCGACCCCATCACCGCGCTCGAAGGATTACAAAGCGCGATTAGTGTAGTCAAAAAGGCAAGCAAGGTCGCAAGTGACCTAGCAGGCTTGGCTCCGTCCATTGCGCGGCTCTTTGATGCCAAAAGCACCGCCACCAAGGCGATGCTTCAAGCCAAGCGTACTGGCGGTAAGTCCAACCTTGGCGCGGCGCTACAGATCGAGATGGCCTTGGATGAGGCCAAGCGGTTTGAGGAGCAGCTCAAGATGCTGTTCATGCAAGCTGGCCGAATAGACGTGTGGAATGCGACCAAGGCTCGTCAGGCCGAGATGGACAGAGATGACGCCAAGGAAATGGCAGCGTTGAAAGCGGCAGAAAAGAAACAAAAAGAAGACGAACAAGAGCAAATGGCGTGGGCAGTTGGTACTGTCGTGATCGTGATGCTTTTGGGCGCAGTTGGCTGGGGCATTGCTGAGATACAGGATTTCTGTGCCAAGACAAGGTGTGGTCGGTGAATGAGTACCAGAAACAGTTTGACCTATTCCTTAAAGTCTTTGTCAGGCTGTGCGTTGCGTGGTGGGTGCTTGGCCTGCTCCAGTATCTGCCTGACGAGCTTGCAGGCAAAATTGTAAATAAACTTCTTGGAATGATTGGACTTTAAATGCTAACCTTACTCTCTACCCTTATTAGCTTCTTGATGGGCGGCTTGCCCAAGATTCTTGACTTTTTCCAAGATCGTTCGGATAAGAAGCACGAGTTGGCGCTAGCGCAAATGCAGATCACTCGCGAACTAGAACTGCGTAAAGCAGGCTTTGAAGCGCAAGAGCGCATTGAACACATCAAGTCAGAGCAGTTGGAAACAGAGAGCGCGGCCAGCACCAAGCAGGCTTTGATCGGCGCGCAGCAAGCGGAGATGCAAGCCGTCTACACCCACGACACTGCGCTTAACGAAGGCACTAGCGAGTGGATGAAGAATCTGCGCGCCAGCGTGCGCCCCGTGATCACTTACGGTTTCTTCTTCTTGTTGCTGTTTGTGGACGTTGGCTTGTTTGCTTATGGCTGGAACAGCGGCGTGTCGTTCACTGAGCTGGCCGAGATGCTGTGGGACTCTGACACCCAAGCGTTGTTTGCCAGCATCATCGCGTTCCACTTCGGCGGCAGAGCGTTTGGCAAATGAAAATATCAGCCAAGTGCCTGCACATGATTCGCCATCACGAGGGCGTGAGGCAGAATCCATATAAATGCCCTGCAAAGCTGTGGACTGTGGGAGTTGGGCACGTTATGTTCCCAGAGCAGGGCAAGCTTAAGATAGACCAGCGCGACGCCTTTGTACCCCCGCCAGAGGCCATGCGTAAACACTCAATGGAGGAAGTCGATGCAATACTTAGGGCCGATCTTGCTCGCTTTGAGAAAGGCGTGGCTACTTATTGTCCTGTGCCTCTTACTCAAGGACAGTTTGACGCGCTGGTTTCATTTTCATTCAATGTAGGGCTTGGCACACTCCAGAGGTCAACCATGCGGCAAAAGGTGCTGCGTGGTGACATGGAGGGCGCTGCCGAGGAGCTGCTGAAGTACTGCATGGCTGGCGGCAAGGTCTTAAGAGGCCTTCAGACGCGTCGGATTGACGAACGGGCGCTATTCCTTAGTTAAGGCGCGATACGCCTCAATAGCGGTCTTTAAATCGCATTGCAACTGCTGTATGCGGTCGTCCTGTTCGCACAGCTTGGCGTAGGCTTCTTCGGCAAACTTGGCCAAGTTAGCCTGGCTCCATGTAGAAAAGTCTGGTCTGTTAGTCATTGATTTCTTTCTTTGACGGCGCGTCTAGTTCAAGACGGTAATACTTGGCGGGCATCTTGGCGCTCTTGTCCAAGTGCTTACGCAGCCAGTCAATGCCGCCAAGTTCTTGGAAGATCATCATGTGACGATCCGTGAGCCTGATCTGGCGGCCTTTAAGGGGTTCGGGTGGTTTTGGGCGTGGCATTATTTTTGAAGTGAAATGGGCATGTAGATGCACGCCTTGGACTTGCTGTTCTGCACAACAAGAGGGGCGGCTAGCGCGCGCCGTTTGCAGTTCATGCACTTGGCACAAGGCTTAACGGGCGCGCACTTGAGGTAGTTAAAAAGCACGGGCTTTCTCTGGGGGTGGTGAGGGTAGCAACTCAGACGGCGGTGTCCAGCCGTACTTGCGCCAGATGGCTTGCACGTCAGAACCTGTTGTCCACTTGAAGTCTTTCAAGGGGACAGAAGGGTAACTGATTTTAGAGTGGGGTGGCAGTGTCATGGTTGTATTGCTCCTTTGAGTAGTTCTAGTCTCTCCCGCGCAACGCGCAGGGTGTTGTAGCGCTGGTGAAGGCGCTGAAGCATGGAGACGCGCTTGGCGCCTTCACGTTCTTCGGTCAGCAGTCTGAGGACTTCTTCTTCGCTCAGGCCGCTTAATTTATTGTTGAGGCTTCGCCAGGTGTCGTTCAATTTTGTTCTCCAGTTCAATAATTTCTCTTTTGCAGTTGGCGTAAGCGCGGGCGGCAGCGTTAAAGTTGCGATACCTAATGCGCCTCTCGGCTTTGGCCGCTTTGAGTTTGGCCTTCCATAAGTCAAGTCTTTTCATTTTTCTCTTTCAATTTGGCTTCTGCCCCCACAACAATGCTTACCTCGTACAGCTTATGGGGCTTAACTGGTTGTAGTCTCTGAAAATTGTTTTGCGCATTGAAGTACCGTTTGGCTTTGGTGCGTGTTGCACCAAATGATGAGCTAAGTATTCGCTCTTTGCCATCCACCCCGATGTACGAGTACATGTACCCGTCAAGTTTTGTGTCATTCATCTTGAATTCCTATCGCATACGCAAGCCGGTCATAAATGTCAGGCTGGTGCTTGGACATGGCTTCAAAATGATCGTACTGCTCTGGGGATAGGCTTGCTTGCGCGGCACGCACAAGCATTTCCCCTGTCAATTGTTTACGCTTTTGAAAGTGGTACGGCTGGCCAATCTCACGCAAGATTTGCTTGCCAAGGTTGCTGTGCTTCTCGACGTCGTTGAAGGCTTCGTCTTCTTCGGGTGTCCAATCTGTGTTATTCATATGGGCGCGTCCTCGTAGTTGTCAGGGTTAAACTTGGGTTGTTTAGCGCCCTTGTCCTTGGGGTTTGGGAATGGTGGGAATGGCCAGTTCATTTAAGTTCCTCCATAGCAATATCAGATATGGCGCGCTTGTCGTGAAGCGCCGCCCAGATGCGTTCGTCAACCGTTTTGTTGGTCAGCATCACATAGCACCACACAGGGTGTTTTTGCCCGCTGCGATGCAAACGGCCAATGGTCTGCTCGTATAGTTCCAGACTCCACGGCAGTGACAGAAACACCATGTGACAGCCGCCGTGTTGGAGGTTGAGGCCGTGGCCTGCTGACTTTGGATGTACAGCGAGCAGTTGTATTCCGCCTTTATTCCATCGCTCGATGGCGTCTGGGCTGTCAAGGGTTTGCAAACGTCCGAAGCGCCTTGTGAGTTCGGCAAGTTCTTCTTGGTAGTTGTACACAATGATGGTGTTGGCATGCTGGTTCTCGTCTAGTAATTCTTCAAGGCGTTCAAACTTGTGCAGGCCATACCAGATCGGGCGCTGGGTAGAGTTAAATTTGCCTGGTACATGCGACGGCGTGGTGATCGTGTCGTACACAAAACCTGACGCCAGTTGTTGCAACTTGCCCGTGACCACAGCCGCGTTGACTGCCGTGATGCCGTCTAGTACGAAGTCCTTTTTCATCTTGTTGTAGGGCGTCAGATCCATATCGCACTTGACTTCGACAGTATGCAAAGGCGGTAACTTGTCCTTATACTCACCTGCCTCCAAGACAAATGTGGCAGGCTTAATCACGTTCATAACCTTCTCAAGCGAGCCAACGCGAGGCGACCATTCGCCAAAGTCTTTGTTGATCAGCACGAAGTATTGCTGCATGAACGCGCCTTTGGAACGGCCAAGCAAAGACTGGTCAACAATCTTGCACTGGCCAAACACATCTTCAAGGCCGTTGCTAGTGAACGAACCAGTCAAGCCCCAGCGCGTCGTCATGGGGTCAACCACTTTCAGGAACGCTTTGAAACGTGTGCCGGAAGGGTTTTTAAGGCGTGTCAACTCGTCAAACACAACCCCGTCAAAATTTAATTTTTGTTCGGCCAGCCACTGCAAGTTGTCGTAGTTGGTGACAACCACTTGGGCGTTGGTCTTGAGGGCGTCTAGGCGCTGCTTAGGTGTGCCAACGCACAGAGCCATGCTGATGCGGTCTGCCCACTTAGGGCGCTCGACTGGCCACACGTCTGTGCAGACGCGCTTGGGCGCCAGCACCAGCCAGCGCTTGACGTGGCCGTCGCGGATCATCTCCCACATGGCGGTCAGCGTGATGGCAGTCTTACCAGCACCGACTGGCGCCAAGATCATGGCGCGGTCATGCTCGTAGAGAAAGTCAGCGGCTGTCTCTTGATACGGACGCAATGAAAGCATCAACTTGTTCCTTAGTCCAAAGACATGCGTAGTTTTGACGCAACAGCATCATGTCGGTTTCAAATAATTTCTGGAGCGCAGACAGTCTGCCGCCCTTGGTTTTGACTTCCACAAACCATGTCTGCCCATCGGGTAAACACGCAATGCGATCTGCTACACCTTTGCGTCCAGGCGAAGTAAACTTCCAAGTCCTGCCGCCGATGCGCTGCACCGCCCAGTCAAAATAAATTTCAATTTCTTTTTCACGCATGCCGCAAAGTATACATGTAAAAAAGATTTGCACAACAATTATTTTTGTGCTACATTCAAAGCTCATTAACTAAAGGACTCTGAAATGAAGTACATGCTCTTACCATTATTGGCCGCCACATCCATCTCTCATGCAAGCAACTTTGCTGAAGTGGACAACCACGCGGGTGGAAAAATTGTCTTGATGACTACCGCTTGCGAAACAGATAAATCTCAGTCGCGTGCGTACTACTACACCAAAGACAACTTGACTGAAGACGGTTGCTGGAAATATGACGCCGAGACAGTTGTCATTGTTTGGGAAAAAGAAGGCAAGCGCCGCTACCCAATCAGCCACTTTACATTGCTTGGCGCTTACCGCAAATTTAAGGCGTTCTAATCATGCAACACTCAAACATCGTAGGCGGCTCAACAGCCAAGCGCGTCATCAACTGCCCAGGCAGTGTGGCGCTGGTGCAGAAGATGCCCCCGAAGCCCTCAAGCAAATACGCTGACGAAGGTACACTCCTACACAACGTCATGGCCGAACTCATAATGAGCGAGGAGCCGCCAGAATATTACATTGGCACACGCTATGAAGATCAAATTCTTACGTTTGAACTGGTGGAAGAAAAGATCTTGCCAGCCCTACGCGCCCTCGACGTCATCGACCCCGAGCATAAGATGGAGATTGAAGCAGAGACTAGAGTTGGTTTTGGTGATCTGCTTCCTGGCGTGTTTGGTTCTACTGATCTCATTGGCCGCCTTGGTAATCGCGCCGTCGTTCTGGATTGGAAATTCGGTGATGGTGTCATGGTCGAGGTGGAAGAAAACCCACAGTTGATGTTCTACGCCGCAGCCGCCATGCGTACCAAAGAAGCGCAGTGGGCGTTTGAAGGCGTGACTGAGATTGAATGCGTCATCGTGCAACCGCCTGAAGTGCGTCGCTGGGTGACAACGCCAGAGCGCATTGCTAAGTTTGAATTGGAATTAGTGCAAGCAGTTAAGCAAGCAGAAAAGCCTGACGCAAAGCTGACCGTGGGCGACCATTGCCGTTGGTGTGCGGCCAAGCCTATCTGCCCCAAGATGACTGGCGCAGTAGACCGCGCCCTCAAGGTGCAACTTAATAATCTAGACGCACCCAAGATCAGCGCTTATCTTAAGAACGCTGACATGCTTGAAGATTGGATCAAAGACCTACGCGCCCTTGCATTGCAGATGCTTGAGTCTGGCGCTAAGTTGCCCGAATACAAACTGGTGGCCAAGCGTGCCATCAGATCATGGTCGGATGAGGAGAAAGCGAAAGTCGCTTTGTTCGCATACGGCCTTACAGAATCTGAAGTGATGGAGACTTCTGTCGTCTCCCCTGCGAAGGCCGAGAAGGCGTTGAAGAAACGCAAGATCGGCCTACCAGAAGACCTCGTGGTCGCCATCTCGTCAGGTAACACTTTGGCAAGCGTGGATGATCCACGACCCGAAGTGATGCTCTTGGGCAAACAGTTATCTGCTGCCCTTTCTAAAATCCAGTAAAGGAAAATCATGTCTAGTCTAGTAACCTTCTCTCAAGCAAACCTCCCCGCCGTTTCAACCTTGTCTAGCGCTTTGCGTTCGATCCAAGCCGAAGTCGGCCCAGCCGGTGTTGTCATCCTCAAGATGGACAAAACTGGTCACTGGGTCTTTGGTGCAGATCAAACCGAAGTCGAAGACGACGCTGTTTGGGCTGTCAATCCTTTCTCTTTCGTCCACGGCTTTATTGCTTGGGGCGATGGCGAAGTGTTGGGCGAGAAAATGACCAGCGTCAGTAACCCCCTGCCTGCTTTGGATGAGGCGCCCCCTCAAGCCAAGAAGGGCTGGGAGAGCCAAGTTGGTATGTCTCTGAAGTGCATCAGCGGCGAAGACAAGGGAATGGAAGCACGCTTCACCACCACGTCAGTGGGCGGCAAGCGCGCAGTACAAACCTTGGCTGTGGCTCTGGCCGAGCAGGTCGAGAAAGACCAAAGCAAGCCAGTGCCAGTCGTGCGTCTGAAGAAAGACCATTACGCTCACAAGTCCTACGGCAAGATTTACACGCCAGTCTTTGAGATTGTCGAGTGGGTCAGCATGGATGGCGAGTCGCCTGAAGTTAAACCAGAGCCAGAAGCAGCGCCTACACGCCGCCGCCGTAGCGCTTAACTTTCTGAAGCCCCGTGACAGGGGGCTTTGGAAAGGAGACGCTTATGAAGCATGTTATTGGACTGAGTGGTGGAAAAGATTCCACGGCGCTTGCGCTTCGGCTTATGGAAGTCGAGCCGCGTGAGTATGAACTAATCTGCAACGCCACGGGCAACGAGTTGCCTGAGATGGTTGAGCATTGGGCAAAGTTAGAGCGCATGCTTGGCCTGCCTATTAAGAAGGTTGGCCACACGACCGATCTGTACGGCCTGATTGACGACATGCAGATGTTGCCCAACTTCAGGGCGCGCTGGTGTACCCGCATCCTCAAGATCGAGCCGACCATTAAATATTTTGAATCGTTGCCCGAAGGGTCTGTCTTGTACGTTGGCCTGCGCGCTGACGAAGAAGCTAGGCGCGGCATCTACGGCGAAGACATGAAGATTCGCTTTCCCATGCGTGAGTGGGGTTGGAAAGAAGCAGACGTCTGGAAATACTTAGGTGAGCGCGGCGTGTCAATACCGCGTCGCACCGACTGCGCCGTGTGCCCCTATCAGCGTCTGGGTGAGTGGCGTGACCTCTGGCGTGACTATCCTGAAGAATATGCGAGAGGCGTGGCCATCGAGGAGAAGCTGGGCCACACGTTCAGATCACCACAGCGTGATGCGTGGCCTGCTGCGCTCAAAGACTTGGCCGTTGAGTTTGAGAAAGGCCGCAAGATTCGCGGTGATGGTAATGCACCTACTTGCAGGGTCTGCTCACTATGACCTTGTGGGTTGACTTTGAGACACGCAGTACATGCGACCTACGCTCTAAGGGCGTGTACAACTACGCGCAGGATGCAAGCACCGACGTGCTGTGCATGTCGTATGCGTTTGACGATGAGGAAGTGGTGACGTGGGTGCCGTCCCAGCCCTTCCCTGAGCGAGTTCGCAATTACACCGGCCAGATCAGGGCGCATAACGCTGCGTTTGAGCGCTTAATCTTTTGGTATGTGTTGCAGATAAATTTTAAGTTGGAGCAGTTTTATTGCACTGCAACACAAGCCCGCGCCAACTGCGCGCCTGGCAGTCTTGAGGACGTTGGCCGTTTTGCTGGCGCGTCTATGAAAAAAGATCACAGGGGCGCGCAATTAATTCGCTTGATGTGCGTGCCGCCATTCAAAGACTCGCCTGAACTCATGGCCGAAATGATCCAGTACTGTGAGCAAGACGTGCGCGCCATGCGTGCAATCAGCAAGGCCATGCGTGATTTAAGCGCTGAAGAACTACAAGACTACCACGTCAACGAGCGCATCAATGATCGCGGCGTGTTGGTCGATGTGCCGCTGTGCCAAGCAGCCGTGAAGTTTGCCTCCGATGAACTCATTGAGATCGAACAGATCGTCAAGGAAGTCACTGGCGGCGCAATCACTAGCGTCAGGTCGCCACGCATGCGTGAGTGGGTGCTTGAGCGCGTGGGTGATGAAGCAAAGAAGTTGATGGAGAAGGATGGCAAGTACTCTATTGACAAGACTGTACGAGCCAACCTTTTACTCATGGAGAACCCCGATGAAGTCCCTGCCGATGTCCAAGAAGTTATCCAATGCGCCGACGACCTCTGGGCGTCGTCTGTGGCAAAGTTCAACCGACTTAGCTGTCTGGCGGATGAGGAGGATCAGAGGGTACGAGGAGCGTTCGTATTTGCTGGCGGTTCAGCAACAGGCCGCGCATCATCCTACGGCGCCCAAGTCCACAACTTCACACGCAAGTGCGCTGACGAGCCAGAAGACGTCAGGCAAGCCATGGTCAGAGGACACGCAATCGTGCCTCGGTATGGAAAGCGCGTTACCGATGTACTTAAGGGAATGCTTAGACCAGCGCTCATCCCTGCAACAGGCAAGCACTTTGTCGTGGCAGACTGGGCGGCCATCGAAGCTCGTGTCAACCCGTGGCTCTCAGGGCGAGGCGCCGATAAATTGGAACTATTCCGAACTGGGGAAGACGTCTATAAAGTCAACGCCGCCGCAACATTTAATGTTCGCGTGGCAGACGTTACCAAAGACCAACGCCAGATTGGAAAGGTTCAAGAGCTTGCCTGCGGATTTGCTGGCGGTGTGGGCGCTTTTGCTGCTATGGGTCGGGCTTATGGGATCAGTCTTCCTGAGCCAGTTGCCAAACGCATGGTTGATGGCTGGCGGCGTGCTAATCCTTGGAGCGTACCTTATTGGGCGGCGCTTGAGGAATCCTATACCCGTGCAATGAGAAACAAGGGGCGTGAATTTAAGGCTGGCCGTATAACATATTTGTTTGACGGCTTGCACCTATGGTATGCCCTACCATCTGGCCGAATCTTGTGCTACCCCTATGCCAAATTGGAATCGGAGGGCGTCAGTTATGCCAAGGCGGCATGGAAGCCCGCGCAAGATGCAAAAGAATGGCCGCGCGCCCGCCTTTGGAAAGGCTTGGCATGTGAAAATGTGACGCAGGCGGTCGCCAATGATCTACTTCGACATTCCCTTAGACAACTCGATGACGTCGTGCTTCATGTGCATGACGAAATCGTCGTCGAAACAGCCGACCCAGAAGCGGCAGAGAATTTAAAACGTGTGATGTGTACAGCGCCAGCGTGGGCAGATGGCTTGCCCTTGGCCGCTGAAGTTGAAACTATGAAAAGGTATGGCAAATGAACTTTCTTGATTTTTTAATTTCTTTGGCCCCTGAGGGCGAAACAGCATTGATCGTGCGTCAAAAGCCAATCGGCAAAGAACTGCAATTTTTCCCTGACGGCGCGATCAAATGCACATGGCCTGCTATGTTGCCTACCGCACGCACCAAGCCTGACTGGGCGATTTACGGCAACACGGCCAGCTTCATCATTGACCGTTTCAAGGATGGCCACGTCTCAGCGTCTGCCGTTAACTGCGAGTATGTGCTTGTCATGGTGCTTGACGATGTAGGCACAAAGGCCAAGATCCCGCCGCTTGAGCCGACTTGGAAGATGGAGACGTCTGAAGGTTCTTTTCAATGGGGTTATGCCTTCTCAGAACAACCTACAAAGGCTGACTTCAGCGCGGCCATCAAAGCCATTGCAGACGCAGGCTACACCGACTCTGGCGCGATCAATGCCGTGCGTAACTTCCGCTTGCCTGGCTCGATCAACTTGAAGCCAGACCGCAACAACTTTGCGTCGAAGCTGGTTGAGTTTCACCCAGAGCGCGAATTTACGCTTGAGCAGATTTGTGCAGCGCTTGACGTTGTTCCCGCGCCTGCTGACTCAGTAGGTGTGCGCCCGATCCGATTGACAGACGATGGCGCAGACGATGTGATGGCTTGGTTGTCTGGCCAAGGTCTGCTCTTGTCTAAACCCAACGCTGAGGGCTGGGCAGGCGTGATCTGCCCCAACTCAGCCGAACATACTGACGGCAATCCAGAGGGCCGTTACATGCCGGCTAATCGTGCATATTGCTGTCTGCATAGCCATTGCCTTGAAGTCGACTCTAGCGCGTTCCTTAAGTGGGTGTCAGACAATGGCGGCCCAAAGCATGCGCCTGGTTTGCGTGAAGAACTGCTGACCATGGCCATGGATCAGGCATTGTCCAAGTTGACGCCATCCGATATGTTCACAGACGACGCCGCAGCCGTGATTGCTGAAGTTGAGCGCAAGGAGCTGGGCCGTGTCGAGAAGTCGCAATGGTATGAGCGCTTTGCGTACATCCAAGACGACGAGTCTTATTTTGACATGCAAGACCGCCGTGAGATTTCACGCCAGACTTTTAACGCCTTGTTCCGCCACATCCCTTGCAAGTCCATACATGGTAAAAACCCTAAGGTTGAGGCGTCTGTGTCGTTTGACGAGAATCGCCAGACCATGGGCGCAAAGGCGCTTGTCGGCATTACATACGCCGCAGGCGAGTCGGTCATTGTGGCCCGTGATGGTGATCTGTATGGCAATCGTTGGCGTGATGCGCGCCCTGCGGTCGGGTCTGGTGATGTGACCCCATGGCTTGAGCATTGCAGGGCGCTAGTGCCTAACGCTGACGAGTTGGAGCATATCTTTGATGTGATGGCCTTCAAAGTGCAGCACCCTGAGACCAAGATCAACCACGCCGTTCTGCATGGTGGTGACCAAGGGTCTGGCAAGGACACCATGTGGGCGCCGTTCATCTGGGCCGTGTGTGGCCCACACCTTAAGAATCGTGGCCTCTTGGACAACGACACCATGAGCAGCCAATTTGGTTATGCCCTTGAGTCTGAGATCCTCATCCTGAACGAGTTGAAAGAACCAGACGCCAAAGAGCGCAGGGCCTTGGCCAACAAATTGAAACCAATCATTGCAGCGCCTCCCGAAATGCTGACAGTTAACCGCAAGGGCCTACACCCCTACCAGATGGCCAATCGCGTGTTTGTGTTGGCGTTTTCTAATGACCCTGTGCCAATTAGTCTGGACTCGCAAGACCGCCGTTGGTTTTGCGTGTGGTCACACGCGCCGCGCATGACCGCGCAGGCCGCTGAGAAGATGTGGAAGTGGTACAAGGCGGGGGGCTTTGCGGCCATTAGCGGTTGGCTTGCTTCGCGTGATGTGGCCGCATTTAATCCTGGTGCGGCCCCCATGTTGACCGAGTTTAAGATGAACTTGGTTGAGCATGGCATGAGCATGGCCGAATCGTATCTTGTCGAGTTGATGCGTACCCGCATGGGTGAGTTTTCCAAGGGTGTGGTGGCGTCGCCATTCCACGCGCTGTGTGACCGCCTTGCAGGCGCAGCGCCGTCTGGCGTAAAAGTTCCGCAGCCTGCCTTATTGCATGCCCTGAAAGAGGCCGGATGGGTTGACATGGGCAGATTGAAATCGCGGGAGTTTGACTCTAAGAAGCATATTTTCTGCGCGCCAGATATGGTCGATGTGTCCAAGTCTGAACTGCGCCGCCTTGTTGAAGATGTGCCGTCGCCAATGTCTGTCAGGCTTGTGAAGTAAAAAAAAGCCCCTATTGCTAGGGGCTTGTGAGGTGTGGCAACGCTACAGATCAAGGAGAATGGCCAGTAGCGCGGCCAGTATAACCGCGATTAGTAGAACCATGCTAGTAGGCCCTTTGCATGGCCTCTAACGCGCCTCGATTCATAAGGCGGCGCGCCTCTGGCCCTTCGGCCATGGCCGCCTTGTATTCGTATTCTTCGGCCTTTCCCTGCTCATGCCGATAACCAAGGTCGATGTAATAGTGTTCGGTATAGGTGAGGGGTCTGAAGGGCGCGAGCGCCTCAGCAATGGTCTGATTCATGCTGTCTCCTTCGGTACATAAGTGCGGGTAGTTTTGTCGTAAACCATAACGGGGCCAATGGCGTGGTCAGTCATAGCCCAACCCAGTTTTTCATAAGCCTTCATGGCGTCTTCATAAGTGGCATATGTGCCAATTGTTTCGCCGGTTTCTTTATTGATAATTTCGTAAATCATGGCAATAATTCCCTAGCGTCTGCGGTAACCTTGGCCAACTTCTCTGTGTCGCCGTCTTCGATGGCGTCTAAGAGGGCATAGACGGCGTGTTGCAGATCCGCAATCTGCGCGAACATGGCAGCAATACCCGTAAAGCCCTCAGCGTGTGCGATGGCCTCTGCTTCGTCTGGCGTCAATTTTGTCAAGTCAATCATGTTAAACATCCCAATCTTCGGTTGTTAATTTAATGTTGCAAAAGTCGGCATGCGCCTTATTCGTGTGTTCGCGCACCAAGGCACAAATAGCGTCGATTAAGTCGCGGTCCACCAAGTCGTTCATGGTGAATGTGGCAAAGGGCGCGGCCTCTACGCCTTCCGGCGTGAAGGCGTTGCCACGGTGAAAGGTGACCGTCGTGCGGTCATAGTGTTTGACGTCGGTCATGGTGTGGCCTCATTCATCATCCGTTGGGGTTTCATGGGGGCGGTAGCCCAAGTCATAGTCGGCGCGTTCGTCGACTGGGACAATGATGGGCGCGCCACTTGCGTCTAACACTTCGCGCCCGTGTTCGTTAAGTGCATACCCGTCTCTGCTTACGTAATTAAATTTCATGGTCAAAAGTTCCTATAAAGAATTTTTCCGTCTTCGGTCTCATGGATAAAGACCCCCTCGTCTTCTAGTTTGCGAATGACCGCGATACGCAAGTCGTCGCCTTCTACGTCATAGTCGCGCGCGATGGCCTCAACTGTGTCTTCGCAATAATCGCAGCAGATAGCGATGGGGTCGAATTCAACGTCTCCCATGGATTCGAGATGGTCAAACAACGCGCCCAGTCCCTCATAAGAGAAGTTGTCTGGGCGGTATTTAAAACCTGCGCGGAAGTCTGAAAGTCCAATAGTCTGATACATAGTGTGTCTCCTTAAAAATTGACGCCAGTTATGCGGCGTGTGAATTGATCAACTTGAACAAATTGGTATGCGTGGCCTGCTTTGACAAACTCGCGTTCAGTACCGGTAAATTGGGCAGACTGGCTTTGAAACACCTGCTCATGATGGAATGGGCGCGTTTCTTTGTAACCAACGGCCACGGCGTCGTTAGGTAGTTGAATGGTCATTTCATTAGTCCTTTTTATTTGCGCGGTATTGTTCCAAGGCCTCAATGGCTTTTTCCATGCGTTTGCCTGCTTTGTTTGCGGCTTGCGTCATGGGCTTAGTTTTATGAAAAGCCATGGCGGCTTTTTCGTATGCTTGCATTAGTTGTTCATAAGTCATGGTTTAACTCCAAAGAATGTCAAAGTAGGCCAAGGCGCCTACAGTTAAAAGAAGGCCAATGGCCACGGCGGCGAGAATGTCAAGAATGGTGTGTTTCATTTGTTTAGTCCTTGCAAGTAAGTGAGGATAGGCACCGCCTCATAGCGCGCGGTGTTGATCTTTGGAATGATTGAGGCTTGGAATGTTTCAAACAAGGCCGCGCCTGTTTGCTTGTCGACAATGACCCATGAGGCGGTTTTCATGCTAAGTACTCCTCATAAATGCCTGCGTAATGTCTTTTCAAGTAGCGCGTCGCCTGCACCATGGCCGCGTCAATGTCAGACTTGAGGCGACGCACATATGTGCCTTGATCGTACAAACGGATGAAACCGTCGGTTGACAATTTGACAGACACAATGCCGTCGCCGTCACAACAAAACGAACCGATTGTTGTTGTGTCGCAAACGTCGGCCGCGCCAACGTAAAAATCCCAAGCGCCAAAGTTTTTGGCTTTTAATTGCTCTACGGTGTACATGATCAGATCTCCAAATATTTGTTAAGGCGAGCTTTAGCGGCGGCCAAAGTTTTAGCGCGGAAACGTTCGACGATTGCGCCGTTGTTCCAAATTACGTATTGATTCTGAGCAGACCAAAACGTCAATGTGTACCAATTCATAAAAATCTCCCTTTTGTGTTGCTGATGTGGAGATTGTAAAGCATTTCTTTGCACGCTACACAATTTGTCAATAAATATTTTACATAGGACTTTCCCTAAGTTTGTGGACCATGCGTGGATAAGAATGTGGACTTAGTGAGGGTTGACGATTGTCCACACGCAAAGCCAGCAACGGCGCGGTCTGTGAAGGGTTGTGGACAATGTGGATAATAAAAAAAAGATAAAAGTTTGAAGTAGAGATATATGTATGGGTGTGTGTAACGCTAGGTTGACGTCTCATCCGGCGCCGATTTAAAACGGTGGTCCAAATGGTCCACATTGTCCACAAATCCACGCGCAGGGAATTCCCACGCAAAAAGAAAGAACTGGCGCGAAAGAAAAATGTGGACAATGTGGACAAAAGAAAAATGATTGTCCACATTGTCCACACATTGCGTGGCCGTGCGACTTGTAACTGATGGTCCACATTGTCCACATGACCCACACGACCCACGGCTACCAGGTAAAACCCTACTGGCAACAAGGGCATTTTTGGCCAAGGGGGAGGGGGTAGGGCCGAGCGCAAAGGGCCAGCAAAAACGTAGCGTTCACGAACAATTTTTTATTTTTTGTTGTAAACTCGCACCACGTGCAAAAAGCATGGAGAACACATGTTCCATTCGATTCCATTTACACCGCGCAAGGTCGAAGCGACAGAATCGCGCTTGAAGGCGGTATATGACGCGGCCAAGCTGGGCCTCAAAGGCGACGCACTAGCGCTCGCCGCAGGCATGCTGCCTATTGAATACAGACAACTCACGCAACTTGACCCCGTGGTGGAACTCGCCGCGCAAAAAGGCAAAGCGGATGGCGAGATCGAACTGTCCAAAGTCATGCACCAAGCCGCCCTTAACGGCGACGCTAAGGCAGCGTTAGAAATTCTCAAACATCAACACGGCTGGGTGGCCAAGCAGGCTATATCTGTCGAAGTAGATCAGCGCATATCAATCACTGGCGCGCTGGCTGAGGCGACTAAGCGAGCGCTGACAGTCGAAGACGCCAACATCATAGAAGCCCAAGTCAATGCAATCGACCATATACAGCGCTGAAGACGAACAGGAACTTATGGCGCGTCTGTGGGCGCCAGCGATCAAGGACAACCCACTGGCGTTCGTCATGTTCGCGTTTCCTTGGGGTCAGCCTGGCACACCGCTGGAGCATTTCAAAGGCCCACGCAAATGGCAGCGTGAAGTCCTCACGCATATTGCCGACCACATAAAAGATAACCAAGGCAAGCTAGACTTCAACACCCTACGCCACGCTGTGTCATCTGGCCGTGGTATTGGTAAGTCAGCCCTAGTCTCATGGATCACGATCTGGATGCTCTCAACCCGCATTGGTTCAACGACCATTATCTCGGCTAACTCAGAATCGCAGCTCAGAAGTGTCACATGGGCCGAGATTACCAAGTGGCTGGCAATGGCGCTTAACAGCCACTGGTTTGAGGTGTCGGCCACCAGACTGATGCCTGCCAAATGGCTCACGGAATTGGTTGAGCGTGATCTTAAGAAGGGCACACGCTACTGGGGCGTCGAGGGGCGGCTGTGGTCAGCAGAGAATCCCGACGCTTACGCGGGTGTCCACAACTTCGACGGTGTGCTGGTCGTGTTCGACGAGGCGTCTGGTATTGACGACAGCATCTGGGCGGTGACATCTGGATTCTTCACAGAGAACACGCCTAACCGTTTCTGGATGGCGTTCTCCAACCCACGGCGCAACACTGGGTATTTCTACGAAGCGTTTAACAGCAAGCGGGAGTTCTGGACTACAAAAGTAGTAGACGCCCGCACGGTCGAAGGGACGGACAAGCAAGTCTACCAGCAGATTATTGACGAATACGGCGCTGACTCATCACAAGCGCACGTCGAGGTGTACGGTCAGTTCCCGTCCGAGGGCGACGATCAGTTTATATCGGCAAGTTTGGTAGACGAGGCGATGAAGCGTAGTCCTTATCGCGACGCCAGCGCACCCATTGTGATCGGTGTAGACCCAGCCCGCTTTGGCGCGGATGCAACAGTCATTGCTATCAGGCAGGGACGGGACATTATTGCTATTCAGCGGCACAGGGGCGACGACACTATGACTGTCGTGGGTCATGTCATTGAGGCAATTGAAGAATACAAGCCAGCATTGGTCGTGATCGACGAAGGCGGGCTTGGGGCTGGTATTGTTGACCGTTTGAAAGAGCAAAGGTACAAGGTCAAGGGCATCAATTTTGGTAATAAGTCCATGAACCCCATCATGTATGGCAATAAAAGAGCCGAAATGTGGGGCAAAATGAAGGATTGGCTGAAAACTGCTTCAATCCCGCTTGACAGGTTTCTTAAAACTGATTTAATTTCGCCTATGATGAAGCCCGACTCCAAAGGGACTATTTTTTTAGAGTCGAAAAAGGACATGAAGGCACGCGGATTGGCCTCGCCTGACGCGGCTGACGCTATTTGCGTCACTTTTGCCTTCCCAGTAGCCCACCGTGAGGCGCGTGAATCCACGCAGCGCCGAGCGTACAATGGCAGAGGCGTGGTTGCAACTTCTTGGATGGGATCGTAATGGCTAAAAAGAGTGTGTCTCTAAGCGTTGGTCGCGGTGAGAAGTTGCCAGTCAGCAAAGGTGCTGGCTTGACCGAGAAGGGCCGCGCTAAGTACAATGCCGCAACGGGTTCTAACTTGAAGGCGCCAGCGCCTAACCCCAAGACCAAGGCAGATCAGGGGCGCAAGGATTCATTTTGTGCAAGAATGGGCGCAGTAGCGGCCAACGCCAAAGATGGCGAACGCGCTAAAGCAGCTCTTAAACGATGGAAGTGTTGATATGGCTACCAAACCCGGCTTATATGCCAATATCCATGCAAAACGTGAGCGCATAGCCGCTGGCAGCAAAGAAAAGATGCGCCAGCCAGGCGACAAGGGCGCGCCAACTGCCAAAGCGTTTAAAGAATCTGCCAAAACAGCGAAGAAGAAATAATCATGCCACTGGTTAAATCAAAATCACCCGAAGCCTTTCGCAAGAACGTCAAAGCTGAAGTCAAAGCTGGCAAGCCCGTCAAGCAGGCCGTGGCCATCGCGTACTCGGTCAAAAGAAGTGTTGCAGAAAAGAAGAAAAAATAATGGCTGATCCAACCGGAATGGTCGCGGCGGCTAATGTAGCCGCTGGCGGCAAACCACCAAAGTCTGACTCAGACATTCTGACAACCGCCCGCGCTCGGTTGGACATGGCAGTCTCCGCACTAGCAGAATCACGCGAAGACGAAATTGACGATCTGCGCTTCTACGCAGGCTCACCCGACAACCACTGGCAGTGGCCTGCTGACGTTTTGGCCACTCGCGGTGCGGTGCAGGGTCAGACGATCAACGCACGCCCAACGCTCACAATCAACAAACTGCCGCAGCACGTTCGTCAAGTGACGAATGACATGCGTCAGAACCGCCCAGGCGCTAAGGTCATCCCAGTCGATGACAACGCTGATGTGGAAGTGGCCGAGATTTTTAACGGCATGATTCGCCACATTGAGTACATTTCTGACGCTGATGTGGCATACGACACGGCCTGCGAGAATCAGGTGTCCTACGGCGAGGGCTACATCACCCTGATGACCGAATATTGTGACGAAAACACATTCGATCAAGACATCAAGATTGGCCGCATCCGCAACAGCTTCTCGGTGTACATGGATCCGCTGATTCAAGACCCAACGGGCGCAGACGCCAAGTATTGCTTCATTACCGAAGACCTGACAAAAGCAGAATATGAGCGCCAGTACCCAGATGCTGCGCCTATCTCGACACTCCAGTCCCTTGGCGTGGGTGATCAGTCAATCAGCAACTGGCTCAATGAAGACACGGTGCGTATCGCGAGTTACTACTACATTGACTACGACAAAACCAAGCTGAATTTGTACCCTGGCAACCAGTCGGCCTTTGAAGGCACGCCTGAAGACAAGATGCTCAAGGACATGTTTGGCAAACCAATCAAAAGCCGCATATCTGAGCGCCCACGGGTGATGTACTGCAAGATCAACGGCTATGAAATCCTTGAGCAAAAAGAGTGGGCTGGCAAATGGATTCCTGTGATCCGTGTGATTGGCAACGAATTCGAGGTTGATGGCCGTATTTACATCTCTGGCCTTGTCAGAAACGCCAAAGATGCCCAGCGCATGTACAACTACTGGGTCAGTCAAGAGGCCGAAATGCTGGCTCTGGCTCCCAAAGCTCCGTTTATTGGCTACGGTGGCCAGTTCGAGGGCTACGAGGACAAGTGGAAGACAGCCAACACAAACAACTGGCCGTACCTTGAGGTCAATCCAGACGTTACAGACGGCCAAGGTGCAGTCTTGCCACTACCCCAGCGGGCACAGCCGCCAATGGCCTCCAGCGGGCTATTGCAGGCCAAGGCAGGCGCATCTGAGGACATTAAGTCCACAACCGGTCAATACAATGCCTCTTTGGGCATGGGAAGCAACGAGCGCTCTGGCAAAGCCATTTTGGCTCGCCAGCGTGAGGGTGACGTAGGTACTTTCCATTACGGGGATAATCTGACCCGTGCCGTGCGCCATGTGGCCCGTCAGTTGGTGGACTTGATCCCCAAGATTTACGACACTCAGCGCATTGCCCGCATCATTGGTGAGGACGGCGAGACTAAGATGGTCAAGATCAACCCTGACCAGCCGCAACCCGTCAACAAGATTGTCAACGAGCAGGGTATTGTGATCGAAAAAATCTACAACCCAGGCGTTGGCAAGTACGATGTGGTGGCCACGACTGGCCCAGGCTACGCAACCAAGCGCCAAGAGGCTTTGGAAGCCATGGCTCAACTGCTGCAAGGCAACCCACAATTGTGGTCTGTGGCTGGTGACTTGTTTGTCAAGAACATGGACTGGCCTGGCGCACAGGAAATGTCTAAGCGCTTTGCCAAAACCATTGACCCCAAGTTCTTGTCAGATGGCGAGGACGATCCAGCCTTGCAGGCAGCGCAGCAACAGATTCAGGCCATGGGCGCTGAGATGGAGCAGATGTACCAGATGATCCAGAATGTCGGCAAATCAATCGAGATGCAAGACTTGGAGCGCAAGGACTTTGAGGCTCAGATCAAAGCGTATGATGCCGAAACCAAGCGCATTGCCGCTGTTCAGGCCGGTATGACTGAAGAACAGATTCAAGACATCGCCATGGGTGTTGTTGCTGCGGCCATGGAGTCGCAGAGCATGATGAACCAGATGCCTGAGATGCGTGAGGAATCCATGCCCATGGAAGAACAACAAATGCCTCCCCCACAACAACAAATGGGAATGCCACAATGAAAGCCGCAGACTTTATCGGAATCTTATTCCTAGCCCGTGATGTAACTCACTCGGTGCATTTGAACACTCGCAGTTACAGCAAGCATGTGGCGCTCAACATTTTCTACGAGCGTATCATTGGCGCAGCTGACGACTTTGCCGAAGCCTATCAAGGCCGTCATGGTCTAATTGGCCCAATTACCCTGCATTCGGCCAAAAAGACAGCCAATATCATCGAGTTTTTGCAAGATTCGCTTGCCGAAATTGAAGCCGCAAGATACGATGTGTGTGATAAATCTGACTCATCGCTCCAACAATTGATAGATAATATCGTTGAGATATATCTAAGAACCCTCTATAAGTTAAAGTTCCTTGCATGACACTTGACCAAGCAACACTCTTATCGGTCTTTGAATACAAGGACGGAGTGTTGTATCGCCGCAAAAATGGTAAAAAAGCAGGGACTTTGCACCATACAGGGTACATTCAAATAAGCCATCAACGAACTAGCCACAACGCGCATCGCATGATATTTTTGATGCACCATGGCTGGTTGCCAGAAGTAATTGACCATATTGACGGCAACCGCGCAAACAATAAGATTGAAAATTTGCGTCCTGCTTCATGGCGTCAAAACTTACAAAACATGCAACTTAGACCAACAAATAAGTCTGGTTGCAAAAACGTAAGTTGGTGTAATACCAAACGTAAGTGGGCAGTACAATTGAGCATTAACGGGCGACAAAAAAATCTAGGGCGGTTTGATGACTTAGAGTTAGCCGATCTTGTTGCAACTGAAGCCCGTATTAAGTATCATGGCGCATTCGCCAGACATCTCTAAAGGAGAGCATTTTGGAACTTCTCAACCCAATGAGCAAAGCGGATTTCCCCGCTTTTACCGCAACTGCTGGCGCAAGTGCAGGCAACACAACCGCATGGAGCGCTGGCCCACAAGGTGTGCTGGTCTGGGCTGATGTGCCTTGCTACGTTGAAGTGGGTGTTGGTGCTGTTGCCACTAGCGCCAGCACACCAATCCCTGCATTTACACCTATCCCGTTTGTTCTGACACTCAGCTCAAACGGCTCCCCTTGGCGCGTCAGTGTGCTGCGTATTGGTAGCACAGATGGCACTGCATACTGCAAACCGATCAATAAGCAATGAGCTTTGGTGTCGCCCTTCGCAATTCGGTGGCCATTGGCCTAGCTGGTATTGTCACGCTGTTTTCAGGCACACGCGACAGCGGTGCTTCAGTGGGCAACCTTCTCACCGAATCTGGCGACAACCTCGTCCAAGAGGACGGTGGACAAATTCTTTTGGAGTGACCTAAATGGCCGTCAATCTTTCCCCCGTGGGCGGCGTTGCGGCCCAGTTCTTTACAAATACCGGCGCAGTCTTGACTGGCGGTAAGATTTACACTTATGCGGCTGGCACAACTACGCCTGCAACAACTTTTACTTCTTCCCAAGGCACAACTGCTTGGACAAACCCCATCGTTTTAGATGCCGCTGGCCGTGTGTCTGGCAGTGGTGAAATTTGGCTGACTGATGGCATTAACTACAAGTTTGTGCTGAAAGACAGCAACGATGTGTTGATTGCTACTTACGACAACATCAGCGGTATCAATTCAAACTTTGTTGCGTATACAAACCAACAACAAATTATCACGGCTACAGCTAACCAGACAGTGTTTAACTTGTCTATCAGTTATCAGCCAGGCACTAACAGCTTGTCTGTGTTTGTTGATGGCGTAAATCAATACGGCCCAGGCGCTCAGTATGCGTACACCGAGACTGACAGCGACACTGTAACCTTTGTGTCGGGGCTTCATGTTGGCGCACAAGTTAAATTCACCACAAGCCAACAACAAGGATCAGGCGTTACAAACGCCTCGCAAATTACATATGTCCCCGCTGGCACTGGTGCTGTGCCAACCAATGTTCAAGCCAAATTGCGTCAGACTGTCAGCGTTCAAGATTTTGGCGCTGTGGGTGATGGCACAACAAACGATGCTGTTGCCATTCAAGCAGCCATCAATTCACTGACTAGCGGCGGCACAGTGTTTTTCCCCGCAGGAACTTATCTTGTAACAAGTCAAATTGTTGTTGCGGATAAAGTCAGCTTGGAAGGTACTGGCTATGCTACTGAAAGCGGCACTGGTGCGGCTAATCGAGGCGCATCTTGTATTTTGCGTGGCTTTACTGGCTCAGATGCTACAGTTGCTTTGAATGGTTACGGCAGTGGCATGGACATGCTTGATGTCGATGGCAATTTGCAAGGCACTGGTGACGGCGTTCAAGTTTGGGGTACTCGCGTTCATATTGGAACACTCAGCACTCGAAACAATGGTGGCGATGGTTTGCGTATTGGCAAAACAGAAGCTGGCCCAAGCACAGTAAACTGCAATTTTTGGAAGGTTGACTACATCATCACATGCGGCAACACCAAAAACGGTTTTCGCATTGACCAGACCAACACCTCTACAACAACCAGTTATCCGTTAGGGTTGAGCGATTGCAACGCTGGCTATTGTGGTTTAGTTGACGCACGATCAAATGGTGAAGATGGATTGCAACTTGGCAACTGTAACGACAATGTGTTTGCAAATGTTGGCGCACAGTTTAGTGGCGGTATCGGTATTCACTTTAAGACCGATGGTACAAACTCTGGCCCTCGTTGCAATACGATCTTGAGCAATGATTCAGAAGCCAATACTGGTAATGACATCCAGATTGATGCGGCAACATTGCCAGTGTCAGGCCCAGGTCTTTACAACAAGATTTATGGAAACCGTTCTGTCGCCGTCAATTCGCGCATTGTTGATAACAGCACTGGCAGCATGATTTGGCAATGGAACGCCGCCATTGGGCAATATGCTTTTAACAACCGAATATCTGTTTTAAATCCTTCTGCTGGCGGCGCGGCGGTTTATGATTTTTACGCTGATACTGGTCAAAACAATGTTGCTGGTATGCGTGCTCTCCAAGAAGGCACAAGTGGAGGCGTTTGGGAACTTTATACAAAGCGTGATGGCGACACTATTGCTAAAGCCTTGAGTGTAAATAGCAAAGGTATTTTGGTTCAATATCGCAACTACAACGCGCAGACTGTTGCACCTAATGTGCCTGTTGATGTGGCTGCTGGAACTCTTGTCAACATTAACGTCACTAGCACCACCGCATTCCAAATCAACAGCCCAACTAATGATGGTGCTGCGGGGCAATTGCTTACGATCTGTGTCAAGAACACATCAGGTGGCGCACTTTTAGGTGTCACATGGGGCGCTGAGTACAAGTTAGCCGCATGGACAAGCCCCGCAAATGGTTTTAGCCGTTCAATCAGCTTCTTCTACGATGGTACAAATTGGATTGAGTATTCACGCATATCTGTTGATGTGCCAAATTAAGGATTAAATCATGGCAGACTTAAAAATCTCGCAACTTACCGCTTCAACTACCCCGCTTGCGGGTACGGAAGTATTGCCAATTGTTCAAAGCGGCACGACTAAGCAAGTGTCTGTGGCAAACTTGACCGCAGGTCGAGCAATCGCAGCTACTGATGTTACGGCGTCAGGCCAGTTGATTTCAACAACTAACGATGCTCGTATTTCGCTGTTCCGTTCAGCAGGCACTAACTATTTTGACTGGGCCAGTGGACAGCCGTTGGCGTTTGGAACTCAAACATCATCGGGCGGCGCTGGCCGTGTCAACAAGGTCAACTTCACCGATGCTGGCAACATAGAGATTGCCACTGGCAATCTTGTTGTCAGCACATCTGGCAAAGGCATCGACTTTTCTGCCACACCAGGCACAGGCACAAGCGAGTTGCTGAGTGACTATGAAGAAGGTACTTGGACACCAACATTTGCTTTTGCTGGTGGTTCTACTGGTATTACAGGAACATTTGAAGGCTCTTACACCAAAGTAGGAAGGCTTGTTACTTTAATTGCTCAAGTAACTTTGACAAGCAAAGGCTCAAGTACAGGCGCAATAGCAATTACAAATCTTCCTTTTAATGGTGGAAATTATCTTCCAAGCACGAGCATTGAAGGCAGTGGTTCTGTTGGGTTGTACACAGCAACCAGTAGCGTTTATGGTATGACAGTTGTTTTAAATAACGGAGATACATTGCTTATTTATGGGGCAATCAGTTCAGGTGCGGCATCATTAACGCAATTGGATGACACCAACATAACGAATACAACGGCTTTACGCTTTTCTATTCAATACTTTGCGTAATGGAGAAAAAATGTCTTTAACTAAAGCATCCTACTCAATGATCAATGGCGCTCCAGTTAGCGTCCTTGATTTTGGGGCAGACCCCACAGGTGTTGCAGATAGCACATCGGCCATTACAGCAGCGCGAAATTTTGTTGCCGCTGCAACTGATAAATACAAACTTGTATTCCCCGCTGGCACTTACAAATATTCTGTAAGCCCTAATTTTGGGGTTACAAATATGTGCGTGGAAGCCCAAGGCGAGGTTTTATTAAACTACACAGGCACAGGCAACTGTTTGATTTTTGACGCTGGCGTTGCCCCCGCTTTGGTTTACAACATGAGATTTACTGGCAACTTTACTGTTGAGGGTACGTCTGCGGCTGCTAACGGTATTTACTGGCGCTCTGTACACCACTCGAAAATTGATTGCCGTGTTGCGGGTTGTGGTACAACTGCAGCAGGGCTTCTTGTTGAGTTTGCTGTTTGCAGTGAGTTTAATGTTGTTGTTTCTTACAACGAGCATGAGTTTATTACAAACAGACCTTTGTACGGCTATTACTTGCACCGCCGCGACGTTGGTGAAACGACTTCTGCTTGCACATTCTATAACCCCATCATTGAAGGTGTGGGTTCCCACGGCATCCTGTTATCTGCCGCTGTGTTCAACACTTTTATTGGTGGCACTTCAGAGGGTAACGGTGGGTACGGTATTTATGTGTTGAGTGGATCACGAAGCAATACGTTCTACAGTATTGATTTGGAAGCCAACTTTAAGAGCTTGTATGATGAGGGTGTTTTAAACAACTATATTGCAGGGCTTTACGCTAATCCGACTGAAATCGCTGGCGGCTCCATCAGTATGATTGGTGTTGAATTTGGCACACTTACTAACTCCGGCACGCTGTATCTCAACAACGTAAGTTATGACGGAACCATAACTAACACTGGAAAGATTGCCAAACAGAATGTTTATTACCAGACTGGCGCAACTTTTGACACTGACCTAAAAATCAATTCGTTAGAAAAACAATTGTCAGTTGCTTCTGGTGTTGCAACAACATTGATCACTTTGCCATCAACAGGCAATTTTTTCTACAATGTTTACGCTTATTACGTCAATGGTGGCCCTGCTTCAGCTTACGGTGCATGGGCAGTAATTAACAAAGCCAATGATGGAACAGCGCATATTTACACACAGCAAAATGGTTCTGGAATGTCTATCTCTTTGTCGGGATTAAACATCCAAATAACGCAAACTTCGGGCGCTTCTATCTTGGTCAAAGCTGTTGCTCAAGTGATGTAATAAATTTTTGATTGGAGATAAAAATGGCATTGAAAAAATCAGAGGTTGTCAATTTAGCATTGGTGGGCAACTTAAACCTTAGCTGCTACATTAAAGTAAATTCAATTTCAGGCGGCAAAGATGGTTTGGTTGCACAAGTTTTGTACACCAAAGATTCAAGCGATGGTGAATTTGTAAAAATCACAGAACATTCGTTTGTGCCCGATTTGTCTGGCGGCAACTTTATTGCCCAAGCCTACGCGCATTTGAAAACCCTGCCAGCGTTTGCTGGCGCAATTGACTGCTAAAAAGGAAATATTATGACCCTCGAAAAAGTTATCTCTGTCGATCTGATTGAAGTTGTTGAAAACGGCTCAATTCAAGTTCGCACCAAAACCGCTATCAAAGAAGATGGCGTGGAAATCAGTAGCAAATTCCACCGCCACGTTGTTGTGCCCGGTGCTGACTACAGCGCTGAAGATGCCAAAGTGCAAGCAATTGCCGCATCTATTCACACACCTGAAGTTATTGCTGCTTATCAAGCTGCTCAAGTAGTTGCACAGCCAGAGTAATCTGGTGTAAGATTAAAACAACTGTATCGGCCCAGTAGACCGAGGAATCTTAGGATTCATAAATGACTGAAGAAGTCCAAGCCCTAGCGGAAGTAGACTCCGCGCCAACCACGGATGTGACGGCCACACCTGAAGTTGCTGAAAGTACGCCGGAAGTCGCTGAGAACCAAGTTGATCAGGCCACAGAGGAAAAGAAGTACTCCCAGGCTGAAATTGATGCGATGATCGGCAAACGCCTCGCAAGAGAGCAACGTAAGTGGGAAAGAGAGCAAGCAAATCGGTCTGCGGAATCGCAAATCGTGAAAGCTGCACCAACTGCGTCCGTTGACCAGTTTGAAAGCCCTGAAGCCTATGCGGAAGCAATGGCCTATCAGAAAGCTGAAGAACTATTGGCCAAACGTGAAGCAGCCAAGCAGCAATCAGCCGTTCTCGAAAGCTATCAAGAGCGTGAAGAGCAAGCGCGGGACAAGTATGATGACTTTGAACAAGTCGCCTACAACCCCAAGCTACCGATCACAAACGTGATGGCCGAAACGATCCAGTCTTCGGACATTGGGCCTGAGTTAGCGTACTACCTTGGCTCAAATCCAAAAGAAGCAGATCGCATCTCACGCATGACGCCACTCGGTCAGGCGAAAGAGATTGGGAAAATTGAAGCCAAATTGGCATCAGCGCCCCCGATCAAGAAAACAACATCTGCGCCCGCGCCGATTTCTCCTGTCACTGCACGCTCCGCTGGAGCAGCAACTTTGGACACTACAGACCCTCGCTCTATCAAGAGCATGACGGCCTCACAGTGGATCGAAGCTGAACGTGCAAGGCAGATTAAGAAGCTACAAGCACAGACCCGCTAATTTTTTTAAAGGACTTTTGAAATGTCAAACAGTATTCTGACGATTGATATGATCACAAGAAAAGCTCTCGAAATCCTCGAGAACAACCTTGTGCTTACCCGTAACGTGAACCGCCAGTATGACGACAGCTTCGCTGTTGAAGGTGCTAAGATCGGTTCTACCCTCCGTATCCGTTTACCTGACCGCGCTTTGGTAACTGACGGCGCCGCCTTGCAAGTGCAAGACGACAACGAGCAGTTCACCACTTTGACCGTTGCCAGCCAAAAGCACATCGGTGTCAACTTCACATCTGCTGAATTGACCATGCAATTGGATGACTTCGCAGAGCGTGTGTTGAAGCCTCGTATCAGCCAGTTGGCATCTTCTATTGATGCAGACGTGGCCAATGCGTACAAAACCATCGGTAACACCGTTGGTACACCTGGCACCACTCCTTCTACTTCTTTGGTCTTGCTCCAAGCCCAGCAGAAGCTGAACGAGAACGCAGCCGTGATGTCCCCACGTTACGCTACCGTGAACCCTGCTGCTAACGCTGGCTTGGTTGAAGGCATGAAAGGTCTGTTCAATCCTACAGACACTATCAGCAAGCAATTCAAGAACGGCATGATGGGCACTGGCGTGTTGGGCTTTGACGAGATCAACATGTCTCAGTCTATCA